ATGCGCAGTCTGCGTTCTCGAATATCCGCACCACTATCAGCAACACGTTCAACAATGCCCGTACTTCTGTCCTGAATACGGCATCCAATATGCGCTCCAATCTGTCGACCGCGTTCTCTGGCATCGTGAGCAATGCAAACTCCGCTTGGAGTAATCTGCGTACAAACACGCTGAACTACTTCTCCAACCTGCGCACCAACGTTCTGAACGCGTGGAACAATCTGCGCACCAACATGAACAACATCAAGTGGAACAACGTGGGCCACAACCTTGTTGCGGGTCTGAATAACGGTGTTGCCGGTGCTTGGGGCGGCTTTATGAGCAATGTTTCCACCATGGTTAACAACCTCATTCGCCGGATCAAGAGCCTGTTCGGTATCCATTCCCCCTCTAAGGTCTTTGCTGAAATCGGTGAGTTCTTGGATATGGGTCTGGAAAAAGGCATCAACGACGGCGAACGCAGCCTGCTTTCCACTGCAAAGAACATCGCGACGGCTGTTACCGACGGCATGACCCCGGACAGCCCCAACGTGCAGATGAATGTCGATAGCGTGGTCGGCAGTATGCAGGCTGTTATCAGCAGCCTTGGTTCCCTCGCAACGACCTTCCAGACCATCGCCAATGCGCTGACCAGCATGGGAGGCTTCACAGTGCCTCAGATCGCCGCAGGTACGGTCGTACCCTACCAGACCAGAGTAGCCGCGACAACGGCTCCTGCGGAGGACAGCGACGGCGTGACGGCGTATCTACTGGGTATCCTGTCCGAACTGCAAGCACTGGCCCGCTCCATGCGGAACGGTGACGGTGGGCAGACTGGCGACATCAAAGTCATTATTGATGGTCGAGAGGTATTCCAGACTATCGTTGACGAGAACAATCGTGCGATCCGGCGAACTGGCAAAAGTCCTTTGAAGGCTTAAAGGTGTGAGACTATGGGAATTTGTAAAAAATGCACCAATGGATATTGGGCAGTGGACGGGACACCTATTTACGTCCCGTCCTCTGTCGTTATTGAGAACGACAACATTGTCAGTTCTGATTCTGGACGTGTGGAAAGCGGCCTCATGTACATATCGTGGGTTCGCCCCACCGTCCGCAAAATTAAGCTCACCTTTGACCGGATCACCGGCTTAGAGGTGGCGACGATGCACAATCTTATGCAGGGTAAGGAGTTTTCCTTCACCTATTACGACAACGGCATCCAAACAATGTCGGCGTATGCGGGCAAGGATAGCTACACACAGAGCGACTTGAGCGCGTACGCAAGTGAAGGTGGTCTGTACAAAGATTACAGCATCGACATTATTGAAATGTGAGGTGGGCCTATGTATCCGATTAGTACCGCTTTTCAGCAGGTGTTGGACAGCAGAACAGGCCGAAACCGTACAATCGTTTGGTGGGGAACTCTCACGCTCGCGAATGGCACAGTTTTCAATCTAAATACTGATAATTTCGTGCAAGGCACCGGCTCTCTGTCTTGCAACTGTGATTTGCCGGGTGTGGGTGATACCGTTTCTGTGGAGTTTTTGGCCCAACTCATAGTTGCCGCCGAACCTCGTATGCTGGAAGATGCAGAAATTGCACTCCATGTACGGCTAACCTCTCCTGCTGAGGCAGATACATGGGCAGGCGCTTCGAGCTTCTTTTGGTCGGACATGAAATCGACTGCATGGGGTGACAACCCTCGAACAGTCTATGCGGACATTCCTATGGGCGTTTTCAAAGTAAAAACTGCGAAACGTGCTATCAACAGTATTAAGGTCGAAGCATATGACCGAATGGACGAATTTAATGCTGAGTTGCCTCGCATGGACACCAACCCGCGCACCCCGTTTGAGTGGATGCGTTTTCTGTGTAACCACTGCGGCGTAGAGTTGGGTATGACAAATAACGAGATCCGGGCGCTTGCCAACGGCAGCAGAAACTTCACCTACGCAGACGTTGACAGCGACGTAAAGACCTGTCGTGATTTGCTTTCTCATTTGGCCGCAGCGATGTGCTGTATTGCGATGGTGGATCGCACCGGCAAGCTCGTGTTCGTCCACTACGGCTCCGAAGCTGTTGCTGAGATTACTCCCGACAACCGTTTTTCTTCGGAGTTCGCGGACTACCAGAGCTACTACACTGGCATACAGGCCCAGTACAAGGCCAAGGCATTGCAGGAATATTACAAAAACTGCGGCACTTTGGACGACGACGGTTTGATCGTTGACCTCGGCAGCAACGTATTCTTGCAGATCTCCAACGACAGCAACCGCGCAGCTTCGGTGCAGGCGGTCATTGACGCATTTAAGGACGTGACCTTTACGCCCTTTGACGTGTCCGTACCGTTTAACCCAGCGTTCGACTTGCTGGACGTTCTGGCGTTCTCAGGCGGCCACACGCCGGAAAACAGTCACGGCCCGATCACGAGCATTACCCGGAAAATCGGCGGCGCTATGACGTTGCAATGCGGCACGCCGGACGCACAATCCAACCCCACCCGTGAGACGGTGCAGGTTGACGGTCTTAGCGGCTCCGGCACGCTGACCGGCACGATTTATGCAAGTAGTGATTTCTGGATTATGATTAACGCTTTCCCCAATGAGGAAACGATAATCGGCGACGATACGCTTACCACTGAGCTGACAGTCAACTGTACGGTTGACAATACCTGTACGCAGATCGCGTGGACGGGCGCGTACTATCTGGACGAGGATGCAACTGTCACCGTCAAGATTTTGGTAGACGACGAAGTGATCTATCAGATTTCCGACGACCAGACAGCCGGAAACCACGTCCTGAACGTTACCACCGGCCACAACATTTACACGCAGGGCGAACACATCGTTAAAGTTATTTTGCGGGAGGACGTAGCAGAATGAGTATACGCATGATTCCGGGCGCGGCCCGACTGACCGTGCTTGGCAGCGGTTGGAGTAATACTGCGATTGAATCCGGCGACGGCTTTACCGAAGATGGTGAGCTGCTTGACGACATCGCGGGCGATCTCGGTTACGACATCGGCGACGACGTTGACTGGGATCTGATTGCCGGTGACACCGACATCAACTGGGACGACATTGTTTACACCGACGAGGACGGCAATATTTATACCGACGAGGACGGTGACGGCATCTGGACTGACCCTCTTACCGGGCTTGAATACCCCGGTGACGGCATGAAGTGGGTTACGGAAGATCAGCTTATAGATCTGTCCGACCTCATGGACGATTTGGCCGCAAGTGACGCGTCTCTTATGCAGTACAGCATCCCGAACGACGTTCTGCCTACGTTATACGGCGGCAAAGTCACCACAGAAATCACGCCCACTGTAACCGGCTCCGACCGTCCCCACTATTACACCCCCGCCGTTTGGTACATTCAGAACGGCAGCAGCAACGGCATTATCTTCCTTGACGAGCCGTTCTTCCACGGTACTGCAAGCGGCGGCAGCATCACCGTTTACGACGAAGCTATCACGATCCGTGACGGCAGCTCTAAGGCGGTCTATTGGTCGAGCTGTACGACCCAGTTCACCACGGCAAACCTGCCCAGCCCCTACAGCAGCTACCCCATTCAGTATGTGTGTTGGCAGTGTCTTTACGGATCTCTGAGCGACGCTTTGATTTCCAAAAACGACAACACCATCACAAGCGACGACATCAAGAACGGTACAACCGGCTTGAAAACCATGACCTATAACGGCGTAACTTATTACGCCGTCGGTCAGTAAGAAGGGAGGCAAACCGAAAGTGGCAACCCAAACCACAAACTACGGGCTGACGAAGCCTGCGGCATCTGATCCCGTAGACATTGAGGTTCTTAACAAGAACTTCGATGTAATTGACGAGCAGATCAAAAAAGCTGCGGACGCGATCCCGCCTGTAGCTACACAGAGCGTGGCCGGTATCGTAAAGCCTGATGGAACCACGATCACCGTCGATAAAGACGGCACGATCCGGGGCGCGCAGACCTATGTGCTGCCTACCGCCTCCGAAGAAGTTCTCGGCGGTGTTAAAGTTGGTGAAAACCTTACCGTTGGCGCAAATGGTAAGCTGAACGCCTATGCGAATATCGTCAAAGACGACATCCCGACTGCTGGCAGCGAAAACGTTCCGTCGTCTGGCGGCACTTATGCCATGATCGCTGAGGTCAACTCTCAGGTCAACAGTCTGAATACGCAGGTTGTGGCCCTGACAACCGGCATCACATGGAAACCGGCAGTCGATACCTACGACAGTATCGCGACCACATACACAACCCCGTCCGTCGGATGGACAGTGATGTGTCTGGATACCGGCTATGCTTACCAGTGGGACGGCTCCACATGGAACTTTGTCATGGCCTCTCTCGTGGCTGTGGCAAGCGTCGACGACGTTAAAGCAGTATTGGAGGTGTAAGCGTATGACCAGAGGAACAACCCCTGTAATTCTCGTAAAGCTCCCTCAGGAGATTGCGTTTGACACGCTCTACCTTACGTTCAAACAGGCGGGTAAAATCGTCGTGGAAAAGACGTTGGAGGACGTGTCGATTGACGGCGCGAACATCTACGCCCCGTTGACACAGGCCGAAACACTGGCTTTTAACGGATCTTCCGACGTGCTGATCCAGCTTCGCGGCAAGGTTGGCGAACAGGCTTACGCGTCCAACATTGTCCAGCGCACCGTCGACGACATTTTGAAGGACGGTGAGATCTAATATGGTTGAATTGACTGTCGAAATCAATGAAACCGAAACCCTTGAAATCAGTGTAAAAACGCTGCACTTTCTCGGTTTCACGGATCACGCCAAAATGACAAATCGGGATGCAACCGATCAGCACCCCATTGAGGCAATCACCGGGCTTGCGGAAAAGCTGAAAACACAGGATGAAACTGCCACCCGGCAGGGAGAAACGCTTGCACAACAGGGCGAAACTCTGACTGCGCACGGCGAGGCGATCACAAAACACGGTGAAACCCTGTCGAGCCACGCCGAAGCCCTCTCCCAACACAGAGAGGTTATTACTGGACAGGGAGAAATCCTTGCCCAACATGGCAAGGTTTTAACTGCCCATTCTGAGGCACTGACAGCCGTTCGTGAGGACGTTACTGCGCAGGGTGAAACCCTCTCCCAACACGGCGAAGCCCTTGTGCAGCAAAACGAGAAGGTCACTCAGCAGGGCGAAACACTCGCACAGCACGGGGAAGCGCTTTCCCAGCAGGGCGAGGAAATCAAAAATCATGGTGAGACACTTTCTCAGCACGGAGAAACCTTGACCGCGAACGGGGAGGCAATCACTAAACATGGTGAAGCCCTGTCCAAGCACGAAGAAACTCTTGCGCAACACGGGGAGACGATTTCTCAGCATACAGAGGGTATCAATGCCCACGGTGAAACTCTCACCCAGCACGGGCAGACGCTTTCTCAGCACGGGGAAACCCTTACGCAGCATACAGAAAGCCTTAACGCCCACGGCGAAACCCTGACCGCACACGGAGAAGCTCTTGAAAAGCTCAGTGCTTTTTCCGATAAAAAAATCGCGTCCGTTTCGGACGTACAGGAGGTTTTAACAAATGCCTGATATGAGCCAAGTCCTTGACCTTGCCGGTGTTGCTGCAATCCGTGATTGGGTTACGGCAAATTTCCTCAAGAAAACCGACGCTGAACAGATGATGGCATCTAAGATCCAGCTTACGTTCGGCCCGGATTTCGAGGGCAAAACCTACACAATCACCGGCGGCGCGAACGAAACCTATACTGGCACAGTTCCCGCAACCCTGATCGTGACACAGACCATTAAGACCCTCAACACCGAATACGTTGTCACCTGCACCAATGAGGACGGTGTTTCCTATGAACGCTCCGTTACCATCGGCAGCTACTACGGCGTTTACCAGAGTGAGTTCGTTTCCTTCCGCGCTTATCTGGTTTGTACCGCAGACGCAGGCTGTACGGTTATCGCTACCAACGGCAGCAAGACCTACTCCGGCGTAGCCGACAGCAACGGCGAAGTTACCCTGAATATCGGCGCAACCGGCACTTATTCCGTTACCGCCTCCATGGGCGGCTCCACTACGGAGGCCGTTACCGTGGAAGTCACCGAAGCAGGCGCAACTTACACCTGCAAGCTGCCCTCCCTGTCTGGCCCTGAGATCGTTTCTTGGGCTGACGGTACTGACGAACAGATCGCAGCTATGGTCGCAGCTCTGGACGACGGTACGATCTCCATTGAGGATACCGGTTGGGCCGTGGGCGACGAGCGCGTTGTTACTCTGTCCGCTATGGCTGCAACCGGCGTTGGCGAATCCCACGCCGAACAGTCTGTAACTCTGGTGCTGATGGACAGCCAGCACTTCACGCTGACCGAAGCAACCGCTGGTGGCGACACCAAGGATCACTTTGTCGTTGGTTTGAAGAACTCTCTGAACGAGAAGGGCTACATGAACAGTTCCAACACCAACAGCGGCTCTTGGAGCGGCTGCGCTCGTCGTACATGGTGTAACGACGTATTCCGTGCGGCAATCCCTGAAACGCTCCGGGGTTGCTTCAAGCAGTTCAAGGTTCCTACCGCTACGACCTACAATGGCAGCTCTGTCACTGAAACCGATGATTACTTTGCCCTGTTTGCAGAAAAAGAAATCTTCGGTTCTTGCACCTACTCCAACTCTACGGAGGCTGCGGCCCTGTCTCAGATCGAGTGGTATGCTACTGCGGCGAACCGTAAAAAGACCGTCAACGGGTCTGCCAACGGCT